GATGTATGGAGATTAACACTACACGAGATATAGCTCGGCAGATTCTCCGTCATCGTAGTTTCAGCTTCCAAGAGTTCTCACAGCGTTATGCAGTGGCTCAGGATTTTGAGTTCTCAGATGTGCGTATGCAGGACACTAAGAACCGACAGAACTCACTGGAAACAGATGATGATTACTTGAAGAACTGGTGGAATGCTGCTCAACTTCGTGTACAATGTGAAGCTGAGTTGGTCTATAAGAGAGCCTTGGAGAAAGGTATCGCTAAGGAAGTAGCTCGTAAGCTATTGCCTGAAGGATTGACCATGAGTAAGATGTACATGAACGGCACACTGCGTAGTTGGCTTCACTATGTGGATATTCGCTGCGATGCCAGTACTCAACTGGAACATAGGGATGTTGCTGATATGTGTAAGGCTGAGTTGGTTAAGTTATTTCCTAATGTCATGGAGGCAATGAATGGCCGTACTGATTGATCCTCCCGGCGGTTGGCGGTATGGCTTTCCTAAACTGCTCCCTAATCCTCCTCCTGAAAACATAGGGGAATGGTTAGTTGAGAAGGGTTATCCTCGGAAGGAGATGGAATCTTACGGAGACTTCTTCTTCTGTCGGTACATTGAACAAACAGATGGTAAATTGGAGGAATGATGCTAATTGAAGATTATCAAGAACTAGCGTTTAAGACAGCACTAGAGTCAGCTAAGAACCCTGCTTACATGGTAGCTAACCTTACCTCTGAAGCAGGTGAAGTTGCAGGTAAGTATGCCAAGTGGATTCGTGATGGTGTCTTGGATGAGGTAGGTATGCAGAAGGAAGTAGGTGATGTGCTGTGGCAGATCGCAGGGCTGTCTACAGTGATGGGTTGGAGCTTGGCTGACTTGGCTAGCCAGAACCTACGTAAACTTGCAGCACGACAAACTAACAATACCTTGAGTGGTGAAGGAGATGAGCGATGACCAATAAATATGATGTTATGCAATCCTATAGCTTTACCTATACAGATTGTGACGGTAAAGTATACAATAAGACAATCAACACACCCGGAGCTACATGGCACGAATGCATGGATGACTATGTGAAGTTCTTGGAGTCAGTGTTTGGCTATGCTATCAAGCATCAGGTACGGTTGGAACAACCTATGTGGTTAGACGCGATGTATGAATATCATTCTGACTATATTGATCCTTGGACTGGTGAGTACTTCGTTAAAGAGGATGAGACAACTCTTGAAGACCTGTGGAGCGAAGAGGAATGAGGATTCTCTGTATTCCAGACACACAATGTAAACCAGATACCCCTACCGAGCACCTTGAGTGGGCAGGTAAGGCTATCTGCGAATACAAGCCTGATGTGGTTGTTCACCTAGGGGATCATTGGGACTTTCCTAGCTTGAGCAGTCACGACAAAGCAGGTAGCAAGTACTTTGAAGGTAAACGCTACCTAGCTGATGTTGAGGCTGGTAACAAAGGTATGGATATACTGTTAGCTCCGTTGAAGGCTATGCAGAAGACTCAGAAGGAGACCAAGCACAAGGTGTATAAACCTCGTATGGTGTTTCTTCGTGGTAATCACGAGCATCGACTCTCACGAGCTGTACAGAATAATCCAATGCTTGAGGGACTGATGACCTACGAGCATTTGAACTTGAAAGATTGGGAAGTACATGAGTTCCTCAAACCGATATTTATTGCCGGAGTTGGCTTTAGTCACTATTGGCCTGTTGGCGCTATGGGCCGTCCTGCCAGTTCTGCTACTGTTCTTGTCAATAAGCTGCATATGTCTTGCGTGGCTGGTCATCAACAGGGAAAACAGATCGCCTATGGTAAACGTGCTGATGGCAATCCCATCTGTGGTCTTATTGCTGGTAGTTATTACCTACATGATGAGGACTATATGGATCAACTAAGTAACCGTCACTGGCGAGGCTTGGTTGTGTTGAATGATGTTAAAGATGGGAGCTTCGATGAGATGCTTCTGTCTATTGAATACCTAGGGAGGAAGTACGGTGGAAAACAAGTGTAACAGTTGCTTCTATGCTTTAATGGATCGTGACTTGGAAGCTCCTTGCATTACCTGCACAGGCTATTCTAACTATGTGAAAGGAAATGTGTACATGACTAGCCATACCTCTAAGCCTCTCAAAGAAGCTATTGATGATTGGTTTGCAAAAGGTGCTAATGGAGTGACTCAAGAGGACTTCTGGTACGACACGGTGAATAAACCTAAGCACTATATGCTATTTGAGGAAGAAGGTATTGAAGTTAGAGATGTCATTGAGAAGTTGGTGGATAAAATGCCTACTCATTATGTTACTTGTAACTCTTTATTTGTACCTGACTACGTACAGATGATGCAGTACTTGATGCGCTTCATGGACAAGAACGGTGTTGAGGACTTGAAGAAGGCTGAGTTTTACCTCAAGAAGATGATCGAAGCGTATGAATCTGACGTTTGAAGAACTTAAAGAGAAGCTTCAACGAGTCGATGAAGTCACACTGCTGGAGTTGTTAGACATCCACAGTGATGACATCATCGAGCGCTTTGAAGATTACATTGAAGAGAAGCAAGAACAACTAACTAAGGAAATTTACTGATATGAGTTTTACAATGAGTCCATACAATACATACATCGCCAAGAGCCGTTACGCACGATACTTGGATGACAAAGGTCGTCGTGAGCATTGGCCTGAGACAGTCTCTCGTTACTTTGATTTCATGGAGAAACACCTGAAGAAGAACCATGACTATACCTTGACAGGTGAACTGCGTGATAAGCTTCAGACAGCGGTAACTAACCTTGATGTTGTGCCTTCTATGCGTAGCATTATGACGGCAGGTGACGCGCTTGAGCGACAGAACATTGCAGGTTACAACTGCTCATACTTGCCTATCGATGACCCTAAAGGCTTTGATGAAGCTATGTATATCCTCTTGTGTGGTACAGGTGTTGGTTTCAGCGTGGAGCAGAAGTATGTTAACAAGTTGCCAGAGATTCCGGAGAAGCTGTACGATAGCAACACTGTGGTGGTCGTTAAAGACTCCAAAGAAGGATGGGCTAAGGCATTGCGACAAGTTATCTCCTTGCTATATGCTGGAGAAGCGCCTAAGTGGGACGTATCGGCTGTCCGCGCTGCCGGAACACGCCTTAAGACGTTTGGGGGGAGAGCGAGTGGCCCTGAGCCTCTTGTTGAACTCTTCAAGTATGTTGTGGCTAAGTTCAAAGGTGCTCAAGGGCGGAAGCTTACAAGCCTCGAAGCGCATGACATTCTGTGTAAGGTCGGGGAAGTCGTTGTGGTGGGCGGAGTACGCCGTTCCGCTATGATCTCTTTGTCTGATTTAGGTGATGACCGTATGGCCCACGCTAAGGCAGGTAACTGGTGGGATGGTAATGGTCAACGTGCTTTGGCTAACAACAGTGCAGTGTATGAAGTCAAGCCTCCTGTGGGGCAGTTTATGCGTGAATGGAGTAGCATCTATGAGAGTCATTCGGGAGAGCGTGGTATCTTTAACCGCTATGCTTCAGAGCTTCAAGCTGCCAAGAATGGACGAAGGAAGGAAGATCAGGAATGGGGTACTAACCCTTGCTCTGAGATCATTCTTCGCCCTTATCAGTTTTGTAATCTTTCCAGTGTTATTGTTCGCAGTGGTGATACTATGGATCGACTACGGGATAAGATTGCTATGGCTACGATCCTCGGTACTTTTCAATCGACAATGACTCACTTCCCATATCTGCGTAAGATTTGGCAGACGAACACCGAAGAGGAACGTCTGTTGGGTGTGTCGATGACAGGTATCTTGGACAATGTATTGTTAAATAACCCTGATGATCCTGAGTTGGGTCAACGCTTGGAGGAACTTAAGAATGTTGCTGTCTCTACTAATGCTGATTACGCTGCTTCTATTGGCATCAACGCTTCTGTTGCAATCACCGCTATCAAGCCCGAGGGAACAGTATCTCAGCTCACTTCTACTGCAAGTGGCATCCATCCTCAGCATAGTCCTTATTACATTCGGCGTGTACGATCTGATAACAAAGATCCTCTGACTAACTTCCTCAAAGCTCAGGGGTTCCCTTCAGAGCCTTGTGTGATGAAGCCTGAGAGCACTACAGTGTTCAGCTTCCCTGTTAAGGTGGAAGAAGGTGCTGTACTCCGTGAGGACTTGGATGCTATCCAGCACTTGAAGCTGTGGCTGATGTTCCAGCGTCACTACTGTGAGCTCCTGCCATCAGTCACCATCTCTGTTCAAGAACATGAGTGGCCTAAGGTTGGTGCTTGGGTGTGGGATAACTTCGATGAGATTACAGGTGTTTCTTTCCTACCTATGGACGGAGGAACATATCGACAAGCTCCTTATGAGAGCTTCACTGAAGAGGAGTATGACAAGATGTATGCTATCATGCCTAAGAGTATTGATTGGGATCAGTTCATCGAGAATACTGATAACGTAGAAGGTGCTCAAACACTAGCCTGTACCGCAGGTGGGTGTGAAATCAGTTTCTAAGTAACAAAGGAGCCTCTTTAGGGGGGCTTCTGTTTTGATAAAGGGAGAACTAATGGCAAGTAAACAGATTATGAACAGAGCTATCCCTGCAAAGGAATTAACTCCTCGTGAGAAGGTAAACAATAGCTTGAAGTTGAAGCTGGATGACATGACTGTTATCAAGCCTAAGACTGAGAAGCAGATGGACTTCTTTGAAGCCTACCAAGCCTCTAACTACTTCATGGCTTTGCATGGTGTAGCTGGCACAGGTAAGACATACATTGCCTTGTACAAAGCTTTGGAAGAGGCTATGGATCGTAACAATCCCTTCAACAAGGTGACTATTATCCGTAGCAGTGTCCAGAGTCGTGACATGGGCTTCTTACCTGGTGATGCAGATGAGAAGATGGAGGTGTACATTCAGCCTTATCGACAAATCTGTAGTGACCTATTCAAGCGTAAGGATGCTTGGGATCGACTGGTAGAGCAGGGACATATTGAGTTTGTGTCTACCTCGTTCATTCGTGGTACTACCTTCTCTAACAGTATCATTGTCGTGGATGAGACACAGAATATGACATTTGAGGAACTGGACACCATCATCACCCGTGTTGGTGATAAGTCTAAGATCGTCTTCTGCGGGGATTACAGGCAGACTGATTTGAAGAAGAAGGATGACAAAAGCGGTATCCTGAAGTTCTTTGACATCGCGGGACGTATGAAGGAATTTGTACGGATTGAATTCCACATCGAGGATATTGTTCGTAGCTCACTGGTTAAGAACTATATCATTGCCAAGACTAACTATGAGGATGGAGCATGATACAAAAACCAACAGTAAGGTTCTTGGGTAAGCCTACGTTCCACCGCAGGTGGATTACATCCCCTGATCTTCTTAAGGAGTATGCGGAGTATTTAGACGCTGAGGGGTGCTATGAGAAAGCTATCGTGTATGGCTTAGATCATCATATCTTAGGTCGGGATACAATCCATACTTCTATCGTGATTAAGAAGCATGATGACGGTTCGTTTGAGACATTGAATACACTGTATGTACCTACAGAGGAGACACATGAAAGCTAACGAGAACATTGAAGACCTTATGATGATGGCTGAGGGACAACAGAAGGGCATGATCAGGACTATCACTCAGCAGATGAATACTCACTTGGTGTTCATTGATGATGATATTACTGATCCTCGTAACTACCGTGATGTGATTCACTGCTTGGCAACCTGTGGTGATAACGATTCAGTTAATCTATTGGTCAATAGCTCAGGTGGAAGAACTGATTCCATCTGGCAGATCATTGAGGCCATGAAAGGATGTCGAGGTGATGTATCGGTTACGGTTATTGGTGCTGCATACAGCGCTGCTAGTATGTTGGCTTGTATGGCTGATGAGTGTTACATTGCTGACTCTGCTGAGTTTATGCTTCATACTGCTCATTATGGTTCCATTGGTACTGTTCCAAATGTGCAGGGACAAACTGAGTTCGCTA